GGTGAATATGCAGAACCTACCGCGCAAGTCACCGCTGAAGAAGGCGATACGCGCACCAGACGGGTACTTGTTGGTTGATTGCGATTCGTCACAGATCGAAGCGCGTACCTTGGCGTGGTTGGCGGAGCAGGATGACCTCGTGGCTGCGTTCGACGCAGGCGAGGATGTGTACAAGATCATGGCGTCCGCCATCTACAATAAGACAGTCGAGGAAATCACGGATAGTGAGCGGTTCGTAGGCAAGACCACCATCCTTGGTGCAGGCTACGGCATGGGCGCTGCCAAGTTCAAGGCCCAGCTGAAGACCTTCGGTGTCGATATGGAACTGAGCGAGTGCGAGTACATCATCCGTGTGTACCGTGAGACATACCCCATGATCCCGCGCCTGTGGAAGCAAGCCGGACGTGCGCTCAACGCACTGATAGCTGGGCAGACTGCACCCTTCGGGCGTGACGGTGTGCTGGTGGTGGACGCAGACGGCATTAAGTTACCCAACGGCCTGTACATCAAGTACCCCCGACTGCGCGAGCAGTCGATGCTGGGAAGCCAGCACAACGAGATGGTCTACGATACCAAGAAGGGCCGAGCCATTATCCCTACCCGCATCTATGGTGGGAAGGCCGTCGAGAACGTGTGTCAGGCGCTGGCTAGGATTGTGATCGGCGAACAGATGCTGATGGTCGCACGGAAGCTACCTGTTGTGATGACCGTGCATGACGCTGTCGGTGCGCTGGTTAAGATCGATGACGCTGACGCAGGGCGAACCTACGTCGAGCAATGCATGAGGATCAGGCCCAAGTGGGCACAGGGATTGCCGTTGAACTGTGAGAGCAAGATAGGAGCAAGCTACGGTGGATGATGAAGAATATGAATGTCCGCTTTGGTGGCAGGCCCAAGTCTCCCAAAAAGAATTGGATGCGCGCATGGCAGCGGCAGCGGAACGGGCTGAGGAAAAGGTTCGTGCACTGAAGGAGCGCCATAGGATTAACCAACAACGCTGGGATGAGTTCAAAGACATACCCAACGGGCGCAACTGGGCGATATGGAGGGAGTATAAGGCAGGGGGCACAACCTTAGATAAGGTAGGTAAAAACTTTGGGATAACACGGGAACGTGTACGCCAAGCAGTAGCCAAGATCGACCGAAGAATGTGCACGATTCTCAATCGGGGTGTAACCACAATGTGGAATAGTGTGCCTGACGAAATCCGCGAGGGTACGTTAGGGGTTGAGTTCGTATTTAAGAACGAGCTTGTTTTTGACGACTGGGATGAACGAAAAGGATGGGAAAAAGTAGACCCTTATGGGCGTGGGCGGAGGTATTTCCCGCCAACCCCTGAATGGCGTACAGATTTGCCAGCCCCAGTTCACACCTACTACAAAACCATTATCGAGAAGGAGCAAACTAATGACTGAGTACCAATTTACCAAAGACTGGTTCAACTGGGCACCGCCTGTGTGGGAGCAGCTTACCTCGCTTTTGCCGGAAGGCAGACGCAGTTTCCTTGAGATCGGTTCCTTCGAGGGCCGCAGTGCCGTCTGGATTGTCGAGAACATGATGAACCCTGGCGACTGGATCGACTGCGTGGACACATGGGAAGGCGGCGAGGAACATATCGAAGAAGATATGCAGTCTGCCGAGGAGCGGTTCAAATATAATGTAAACCTAGCACTGGGTGGCGCGGAGGTGAAAGAGCGCGATGGGGAGCATAAGTTCCCGTATCCTGTCCACACCCGCTATGCGTCACCTGCCCCAACTGAGGGTCAGCGCAAGAAGCTGTACAAATATAAATGCACATCCACCCAATATCTAGGCTCTAAGCTGGCTGGCTGCGTCGATAACGAAAACCTATTCGACTTCATCTACATCGACGGGAGCCACACGGCACCCGATGTGCTGGCCGATGCGTGTATGGCTTGGCCGTTGCTCAAGCCCACTGGGCTTATGGTGTTCGACGATTACATGTGGGGCAACCCCCGCGATGCACTGCACCGCCCTAAGATTGCCATCGACGCCTTCACCAATATCTTCGGTGAGACAGCGGAGATCATCCACGTTGGATATCAGTTAGTTGTACGTAAGAAGGGAGAGTAGATATGGAATATGTATTTTTAGGGATGAGCGTGTTCGTAGGGTCTTTCTCCCTTTACGTGCTTGGCCGGATGAGCAGGTATTGGGACATCAAGAACCTCAAGGCAGAGAACGAGCGGCTCAACGCTCAACTACACAAGCTTACTGACCGTGATTCCAAGGGTCGGTTCCGAGGAGGTAAATAGTGCCAATAGTAAGACGGTCTCCGATGGCATGGACACCTGAGAAAGACGCAGAGTTACTGGGTTATTACCAACACGGCTTGAGACCAGCATATATGGCGGAACGGATGGGGCGTACGGTTGCTTCCGTGGAGGGCCGCTACAGAAAGCTGATGAGAGCACAGAAAGCTAAGGAAGCGAAAGCAAATGACGGATGAAATTAAAGTATCGACCAAGCGCCCCAGCCTGATGATCGCTACCCCTATGTATGGTGGGATGTGCACGGGGACCTATGTCCAGGGTTTGTTGATGACCATGCAGAAGATGCGTGAAGTGGGCGTCAATGTAGCATGGTGTCAGATCATGAACGAAAGCCTCATCACCCGTGCCCGTAACGAACTGGCCCGTGTGTTTCTTGAGAGCGACCATGACTACCTAATGTTCATCGACGCTGACATTGGTTTCAACGGTGAGGCAGTCGCGCAGCTTATGCTGGCTGACAAGGACATCGCCTGTGGCATCTACCCCAAGAAGGAAGTGAACTGGGATAGCGTCAACCGTGCGGCACTGGCTGGCAAGGGCGACCTAGCTGAACATGCCGGAGCCTTTGTGTTCAACATGGTCGGGGGCGAAGACGCGCACAGCGACGAGACTGGGTGCATCGAGGTCCGACATGGCGGCACAGGCTTCATGCTCATCAAGCGGGGGGTATTCGAGCATCTTATACCCCATGTCCCAACCTATCGCGTATCGTCGTTCCAAGACCCAGAGACTGGCGAATACGTAAAGCCTTTGACCCACGAGTTCTTCGCTACGTCTATCGACGCAACAGGAGCGCTGCTGTCAGAGGATTACCACTTTTGCGAACTGTGGCGCACCCACGGTGGCAAAATCCATGCCCATCCGTTTATCCGGCTGACCCACACAGGCACCTATGTGTTTGATGGGGACATCCTAAAAAGCGGCGGCAATCTTAAGTAAGGAGCAAATGATGGAGAAACTACTGTACACCATAAACGAAGCTGTGGCTGCCACAGGGCTAGGAAGAACTACCCTTTACAACCACATCGGGTCGGGACACCTGCCAGTAGTTAAGATCGGGGACCGCACCTGCATATCGGCTGAAGCCTTGAAAGAGTTTGTCAGCAAGGACTGGCCTCTTCCAACCGCATATAAAAACCTCAAGTAAGGAGCAAATGAAATGGCTAGAAAAAGTACCAAAGCAGATATGATTATAAAGATGCTGGCAGAGGGTTTCACCGCCCTACAGATCAAAAAGCGCATGAAGGTTAGCGAAAGCTACGTCCATGCAATTAAGAAGAAGCTGGCAGAGAAAACGCCAGTAGAAAACGATGACGATGTTGTACGTCCAAGGCTCGTAGGTCCGCACAAGGTGAAGCGCGTGACCAAGGCGGAAGCAGAAGCCATCAAGGCTAAAGCCGAGGAGTTCATTCAAGCCGATACTAACGTAGACACTAACGTAGACGCAATTCTTGACACACGTGCTTCCAACTACGGTAGCTTTCTTGGACTGGCGCAGGTTACGCAGCGCCTCAAAACAGTCGCTCATCAGTTTGCTGGGCAGCACAACAAGACCTTTGATGCGGACCAAGCTGAAGCATTAGACCTTATCTTTACCAAGATAGGGCGCATCCTCAACGGTGACCCAAACTATGTAGATAGCTGGACCGACATAGCTGGCTATGCTACGTTAGTGGCTGACCGTCTCCAAGGGAAAATCAGATAACATGACAGCGTGGTCCTACAGTAGCATCAAGACCTTTGATCAATGCCCAAAGAAGTATTACCATCTGAAGGTAGCGAAAGACGTCAAGGATACGGTAGGGCCAGAGGC